GAGCGCGAAATTGGGAAGATTGGCTAGACGCAAAAAGCAGCGGGCGAACTCGAGCGCGGTAGCGTCGGCTTTCATCCCAGAATCAGACAGCGTTTCTATGTTCCTGAGAGGATTGGAAGCTGGATCCGCGCTGACGGAATCGGCTCGCCGGAACACTGCGTGAATTACCTCACGAGAATTTGGCAGCAGCTCGCGGCTTTGCCGATAGTCATACAGATGTTGAGCTTGGATCTCGAATAATCCGGTTTCCATCGTCGTGGCTCGGCGTAGCCGCCACAGGATGCTTGCAAGTCGCAGCACGAGCTCACGCTCCACAACCGATTGAGCATCATAATCCGCAGTGATCGCAGCCTCGAACGTCTTGTAATCTTCAGCATCCTCCAGTGCGCTAATGACGGTCTCGGCTGTGAGTCCATGGCGGACGGCATTACGGCGCGATGCCTGCTTGCCAGCTTCTGTTTTCGGCCCGGTGCTTTTAAGAGCATTGCGGCGATTGGCCTCGATCTGGCGATACGAGGTCATTGAGCGCCGTTTGCCAAATTGGGTTCGTTTTGAAGTTTTGATCCCGCCGTACCACTTTTGCTTGGCAATGGATGGCTCTTCAGCCAAAGCGCGCGAGCCGCGGCGGCAGCGTCGATACCGGTCTTGTCCCACCACGCGGCTTCATCACCGCAGCGATGCACCTCGCGATGATGACCACGGCAGAGTGGGACCGTGAACTCATCGCTAACCTTTCGGCCCAGAGTCGGGGGCTGTGCAAACCGGAGATGATGCGCATCGGCGGGACGCCGGCCGCAAACCAAGCATGGCTGTTTGGCGACTGATTTCACATGCTCTCGGTCGCGGATCCGCCGGACCACAGGCAACCTCAGGACCGTTTTATTGACACCTGTTGCCCGATCTCGCCCTCTGCGGCCTCTTCTCAGCGCTTTGGGTTGCTCCGCGATTGTCGGCTGGTCTGTCATAAGGGTCGAGAGCTTTAACTGAAAGGCCAGCTCGACTTGTTTCGCGTGGGTAGGGAGGAGACTATTTTTTGAAGCAAGAACCCGATGCGCCCAGTCGGTGGCTGCTTCGGGCGAATTAAGGGCCTTCAGTTGGGCAATCAACTGGTCGCGCAACACCTCCGAAGCTTTGGGCTCAAGCGTTCGCGCGGGATTGACCAGTTTCTGCCGGCCACTACGTGACTGCCCCTGGCTTTGGTAATTCGGGCCGCCGTTCAGGCGGTCTTTCGTTTTTCCGGCCTCGGTTTTCGGCGCAGGCGTCGTTGGCGCGATCAGATCCGGCGCATCGAGATCGTCCTCGCCAGCAATTCCGACCAGCGTGAACAGGGCGTATCGCCGAGCATAGGTCAGCGCCGCGCCCATGCGATGGGGAACGACTGTCTCGCTGATAGCGCACACTGGCCAGTCCGACGCAATCCATTCTCCCGAGGCGTGCGCCAGGACCGTGCTGAGCCGAACGATCCCCACGCTCTCATCGATCGAGGTGGTCTGCACAGTGGCGATCTCATGCTGGCTTAGGGTCTTGCGCACGATGTCGAGCCCGCTCGACAAAGGGGCATACCGGAAAGATCGTTCTGATCCGCTCGTTTGGTCCGATCGGATTGTTCCAACCAAAGATTTTTCCGGATTGACCAACTGCGCTTGCGCTTTGGCCAGGGCTGCCGCAATCGTACCGATCGTCTCACTGGACCGCTGCATGGCCGCCCTCCGCATCGAGGAGGTCGAAGCTGATCGCGCCCGATTTTGACCGCTTGGCACGGACCCCATGACCGGTCGCTTCTTTCGCATCCTCCGGCATCAGCGCTTTCAGCTCAGTCTTGGAGCGCTCATGGTCCAAAAAAGCTTGCCGGGTATTGCGGAATAGGACGGCAAATTCCGCCCAGGAATTCGAGGTGGTCATATCCACAATCCGGACCGCCTCGATCCGCGGCTTTGGCGGATCAACGCCAAAGAGGCGAGGGGGCTCGCCGCTCTCGACACACCGCCAGAACTTTCGTTCAGCGGTGACAATGAGGTGCTGGTAGAGCGGGTCGGCATGGGTGGTGATCTCGACCCATTTGCCGCCGCCGGTTATCACTGACAGCACCGCTGACCTAGCGGCCGCCACCCACATATTATGTTGTAGCTGCGGCATGTATTTCTCGGCCGCCGCTTCTTCCGAAAACGACCACGGCAGCATGAATTTGGCCTCAAAGACGGCCCCGGTGGCTTCAACCCGGCCGTCGATGGTCGCCGCCATCCAGCGCAGCGCCGGATGGCGGATCTGCCGCTGGACATCGGTAAGCACCTGCCCGGAATTGGCCTGATACCAGCGCCGGTTCAGGTCCTCGGTTGCAACACCAAGCTGGACAACGAGATTGCCCGAGAGGTCTTCGGGTTCGACTTCACCCCGCTTTTCGCGCCACAGCCGGAGGAGGGCAGCCTCATCGGTACCCATAATGATCGGAGCATCCGACCCGCCGATGAAGTGGCGACGATCACCAGGCTTTTTCCACAAATGCGACCTCACGGCTTTCTTCTCCAATCAAAATCGGTTCTTCTAGCTTGAGAGCATTATGGCACTAATAGTGCCATGTGGCACTATCATGAGTCAAGCCAAAAACCGGGCTTTAGCGAGCTTTCAAATCAGGGCTGCCCGGGCGCTCGTTAAATGGAGCGCCGAGGATCTCGCCAGGCACTCGTCGGTTAGTCTGCGCACCATTCGGCGCGCTGAGTTGAGCGATCGCGAAACATCGATGACCGTCCCAAACGACACTGCGATACGCACTGCCTTCGAAGCAGCCGGCGTCGAGTTCATCGACGAGAACGGCGGCGGCCTGGGCGTGCGGTTGCGAAAGCGGCACCAGAAGAAGAGTTAAACGCCGGCCTTCCGGCTTGTACGGCCGCTTGACAGCCCACGTTTTACACACCATTAACGCGGCCCGCTGGGCGACCCCTTCACACACCACCAGAAATCGAAAGATTTTTTATGAGTACCACGACGAATGCTTCATCATGCGGACCAAGTGCCCCGCCCAGCGCTGGAGATGAGCAAGCCGTATATAGGCAAAAGGAGTTGGCGATCGCATTGCAGAGGTTAGGGACGCACCTGCAAATCGCATCAGAGTACAATCCAGCCGCCGCGGACCATGGGCGCGCCAGCGTTATTGTCGCGCTGGTTGGGATTTTGGAATTTCTGTCAGTGCTGTATCGGCGTGCGCCGAGTTTGCCGCTCCCACTGCAGGATTTGTTGCAAGCACTCGTCGACCTTGACCGCGGAACCTCAAACGCCCTTTTCCAACCCTCAAAACGGCGCGGTCGGCCGCCAACTCGCCTCGGCGAGGAATTATTCCGGGCAATGGTCGCCGCGGCAATGACCAAGCGTCTGGAAGACCCGGAAATGGACCTTGGCCTTGCCGCGCGGGACATTAAGCGACGGCTTGTTGCGCTGGGGTACCCAGACGGCAAAGTTGAACATAAGCAGATTGCGAAATGGCGCGAGAAAATGGAGGAGGGGCACTTCGAGAGCCGTGCCGTTCAACGATATCGGTTTGCTCTTGAGTGCGTGAAGACCTTTGGGCCCGTGGAGGGCGCCGATTTCCTGCTGGGTCACTTGCCTGCACTCTACCCAGTCGGTTTTGCAAAGAAGCCCACCCCCAAGGTCGTCAGCCAAAAAGTGATCGCTGCCTAGGCGAGCATTCGAAAATTCCAAAAAACCCCTGGTTTTTCCGGGAAAAATTCAGGGCGACATACAGGCTCCTAACCGTAAAAAGGAGACTGTAATGTCCAAGTCTAAAATTACTGAAGAACTCGGTGCTGCGCCGGGCTACCCCGGCACCGCAGGCGTTTCGAATCGGCGGCTCGAAATGCTCCCGCCGGACCGTCTCGTTACGGATAAGCGCAACGCACGCAGCCACTCGCTGCAACAGATTGGGCAGATTGCCCGCAGCATCGAGCGCTTCGGCTTTCTCGGTCCAGTTCTGATTGACGGCGCCAACCAGATCATCGCCGGTCACGGCCGGGTCGAAGCTGCCAAGCGGCTCGGTCTTGATCACGTTCCGGTCCTGCGGGTCACTCATCTCTCAACTGCCGAATGCAAGGCCTACGCCATTGCCGACAATCGGCTCGCCGAATTGGCCGGCTGGGACGCCGAAATCCTCGCGATCGAGCTGCACGAACTACGAGAGCTTGATTTCGATATTGCAGCGATCGGGTTCCAGCTCGATGACGTCGATATCCTCTGCGATCAGGCCGAGAAGAGTGGCAGCCAGACTGCTCCGAAAGCCGACCGGGGCACCTGCACCTCAAATCGGCCAGTCACTCGTGCCGGGGATATGTGGCTGCTCGGGCATCATCAGCTCCGTTGCGGCGATGCCGACAACGATGCCTCCTACGTCGCGATCGACGCCGCGATCGAACGCTGGCAGCGCTTGTCGGGCAAGTCGGCAATGCTTGGTGACGCCGGCAAGCCCTTTGCGGAAGTCAAGGACGAACGGGCAAGCACTGTCGTTCCGGATCTGGCATGCCGCCAAGCGGCGGCTAAGCGGGAGCCGGCGTGATGTCGAAGCAGCGCATGAAAGACAACCAGGAAGCCTTGGCTGCGGCGACCGGCAGCGGCGAACCTGCCGCAGTTGACAATAATAAAGTCGGCTATCGTCGGCCGCCGCGCCGCACCCGCTTCAAAAAGGGTCAATCGGGTAATCCGAATGGCCGTCCGCAAGGTCGCGCCAATGCCAAGACCATCGTCGCGCGGGCGATCAACGAGAAGGTCACCGTCCGCGAAGGCGAGACCGAGCGCGCCATGACCAAGCTCGAGGGCATGCTGCAAGCGCACCTGGTCAAGGCCATTAAGGGCGATGCGCGATCGGCCAGCTTGGTGATCAACCTCGTCACCCGGCTCGGCTTGCTCGCCAAGACCGAGAACAAAACCTTCACCGCGCTATCCGAGGAGGACCACGCGATCCTCGACGAA